GAACGTGAGCCTCACAGTCGGCCCCTGACTCCACTGACCTCCCTGATGACCGCTCACGCCATGCTGTAGCCCCTCGAACGGGCTGTAGACCGGTGGCTGAACGTGCCGCGTGTCGATCCACCCGTCCGTCGCCACGTCTGCTGCCGGAATTGCACCGTGCAGGTAGACCCGTAGAGCCTCATTATTGCCCTCCACGGCTGCTGAGGTCAGCTTGGTGCCAGCGGTGAAGGTGTTCGGGGGCGTGTAGCTCATCACTTCACCTTGTGGAGTATGAAACCCAGTCTACCGACCGTGTGCTGAAGCGTCACGTTGTCGTTGTCGTCGTTCATAATGTCCGGCTGCTGGACGAGGTAGTTCCGGCCTCCGGTCTGGTAGGGGTGCATGGGGCCTTTTACGACCAGACGAAGCCCGTAGACCGTGCTGACGGCTCCCTGAGCGCCGCTGTAGTAGTAGGTGCCGCTCACACCGCGCCATCCCGTCTTGTTTGACACCTCTGACCCGCTCGTCTCGCGGGCGATGGCCGAGAATGAGGTCGTCCAGCAAGGCACCACGGTCGTTGCCGCTGTGTTCTCAAGCAGTTCACCCCGGAAACCGCCAATGAGGGTGTCGAAGTCACCCTGACCGGGCACCGGGACGAAGTTTGCCAGAGTCGGGCCGGTAATGTCCCACTCAAGGTAGATGACCCAGCACGTCCCATTGGTGCTCGTCACGTCGGTAGAGCCACCGTTCTTGGCGAAGGTGTACTTCGCTGACGGGGCTGACGCGGTTGTCCACGGCGTCCCGGTAAACTCGGGATTCACGTTGAGCGACCAGTACACCCGGAGCAGGTTTGTCGAGTCGAGGGACACCAGACCCACCCCGAGCGGTCCCAGCGGCGTCGGGTTTGCCCCGTCACCGATGACGTAGGCCGAAGACGGCGCGGTTCCCATCCCGTTGAGGGTCACAGGAGCGGCGTGGTAGAAGTCGAGCTTGCCGACCTGCACGCTGTTCGCGGTCTTGGCGAGGAAACCCCTGCCTCCAGTCCGCTTGAACTGTGGGAGGTCGATGGCTGCATCGCGAGTATTAAACTCGTTAATGTCGTTCTGGGTGAAGTCGGCGTACCGGTTGTTGAGCGGAGTCGCCTCGATACCCTCGCCATCGAGCACTGGAGGTCTGTTGGTTCTGCTCATCTAAACCGTCCAATGGCGAGGTACTTGTTGCTGTAGAGGTGGACCTGTGGGATATCTTTCGGCGTGGTGTTCTCCAGCGGGTCGTCCGGTCCCACTGAGGTCATCTTGGCTTGCAGCCTGACGCTGAGGTCACCGGGCGGAAAGTTCATCGAGCCGAAGATCCTGAAGTGCTCATGGAGGGCAGGCCCCCGTCGCTCTGCAAGCAGGGTGTTGTTCACCAAGATTCTCAGGTTGAGGTACTTGGGATTCATTGGAAACTCAAGGTTCGCCGTGTCCGAGAAGGTGGGGAACACGTAGGCATTGCCGCTCCACTCGACAAACAGGTTGCCGCCTCTGAAGCCCGCAAGCGTGATGGCTACAGCGGGAGACAGGTCGAACCATGAGCCGGGGTCAATCTTCGCGGTGATCCCGGTGAAGCTGTGGACGGGCACGTCGCCTGTACCGGTCTGGAGGCTCTGCTCCCCGTAGGACGCTGCCGGGTAGATGGGCGCGACCGTCGCGGTCAAGATGGCGTTGTCCTTGAGGTCGCTGTCCTCCACCCAGTCCTTATCGAACTGCTCACGGTCAAGCGTGGTCATCGAGGACTGCTGTGCCCGTAGCTCGTCGTTGATGGCCGACGGCTCGACAACACCACCCGTCCTCACCTCACGCTGTGTCCACTTTTTCATGCGCGTTTCCCCATGACGACGCGAGTGCCCTTCGTCGCGAATTCCAGTTCGTAGCCGATGAATATGAGGTCGTCGGTCGTCTCAATCTCAAACGAGAACCAAGAGCAGGACTGCTGAGCGATGGAGTACCGGACCGGGACAAGCCTGTGGTCTTCGTAGATGGCTCCGCTGTCGAGGATCGCGGTGTCGAAGACGGGGAGGTCTTTCTGGTCAGGAGGCTGCATCACGTAGGTCCGCTCATTGACTCCCCGGAGCGAGAAGTCCTTGTAGTGCCTCATGGTGATGGTCGGCTGACCGGTCGTGAGCACCCAGAGCGTGACGTAGCTGACCTGCTTCTTGATTTGAGCGTCACCGAAGTCGAACCACGCTGAGCGGTAGCGGCTCGTCGGAGGTCCGAGAGGGTAGAGCGCGTCGTCTGCAAAACCGTAGCCCATGGACCGCTTGCCTGACATGACGAACAGCCCTCTGTTGAGCAGGTTCGTCACGACGGGCACACCCTCGGTCCCGGTGTTGTGACCGAAGATGATGGTGCCGTCTGCTCGGGTCGCAATGGCTCCGACCGGGAATCCCTCTCGGGTGGACATGGCCGACAGGTTTCCTTGTCCGAGTCGGTCGGCGTGGAGCACGAAGCCCTTGTTCGGTCGGTCGTTGCCGTCGTAGGGCACGTAGAGGTGGTATTCCCGGTGCAGTGCCGAGTAGCAGGACACTGCCTTGGAGAAGCAGTCCGGGGTGATACGCTCGATGGTCTGGTCTTGGTTGCCTGTCAGCTTCACGATATCGTTGATGGCCCCGCCCTGTAGACCTCCGGTGAGCGCGTAGATGCCGTCGAGGGCAAGGAACACCAGACCCAGACCGGGGATGCTCTGTACCGAGTGGGGAGACTGACAGGTGATGCCGTTCGCGATGGTGTTGACCTGAAAGCCCGAGGCGTAGTCGCCGGTCACAACGTCGATGGACCGCTCGCGGAACACGATGAGGGTCGTGTAGTTGCTGTACATCGCGGTGATGCCGCCGCCCTCTGCCGACAGCGTGAAGAAGCTGGCAGAGTCAAACTGCTCGATGAGGCCCGGTGCGCTGTAGTAAATGTTCCGGCTGTCCACGATCCCGCCGTCGAGGAACAAGCAGTTCTGGAACATTGCGCTGAACCGGGCCTGTGGTGCCGGGAGAGGTCCAGTCGGGATGATTGGGGATGCTGCACCGAGAGCGGCTGTCCTCACACAGTCGATGAACAGTTCGTCCACGTTGTTGCGAACGTCGTCAATGAAGTAGAGCGTGGTGTCACCGACACTGGTGTAGTCGTCGCTGAAGTTTGTCGTCCGGTACAGACGGCGCGCTACCGTGCCCTCTGGCCCGAGAGGAATGTCCAGAGCTACAGCGTGTCGGAATCCCTGTGCGCCGGGAGGTAGCTGCCATGAGGTCGTCGCCAGTGTGGACTTCGGACCTTCTGAGCCGGTGTCCGTGATGAAGCTGACAGCCCAGCCGAACAGAGCCTCCTTGGCGAACACGGCCTCTGTGTTCTTCTCAAACCCCAGACCCCAGCGTGCCCCGTCTGCAATGGCTCGACTGTCGGAGAACGTGTAGATCGTCGTCGCCCCGCCACCGGTCTTCGTCGGGTTTGGTGAGGTGATGGGGGAGCCTGCCTCAAGAGCGACATTGCGGTGTGGGTCTACCGGGGGAGGCGGCGACGTGAAGCCGAAGTCCCTGATGGCTGTCCCAATCATCGACTGAGCGTAGGTCTGTGTCGGAGGTGCCTGACCCAGAGGCCATGGGTTGACCAGCACCGGACGGTTGACTCCGTTGGTGATGACGGTGCCGTAAGGCGTGTCAGTGTACCAAGAGGCGGCTTCAGTGGTCGTCGGGACGTGTCGGCCTGTGGCGAGCGTCAGGAGCGTTGTGGGCACACCAGAGGCTTCGTAGAGCAGGTACAGGGAACCGTCAGCCTCAAACAGTGTGTGCTGACGTGCTCCACCGGCAAGCATTTGGGCGACATGCAGGCTGTAGATGGGACCGAGGGCAATGTTCCCCGACATTGCGGAGTCGAACGGCGACCAGTCTGTCTCGTTTGGAAAGTATTTCTCGTAGCCCAGCCGGGTTGACCAGCCTCCCGTCTTGCGGTCGTGCTTCAGGTTCTCCGCGACAGAGGCGTTCTCAGGGGTCTGAGGCAGACGGGTTTCAAGGCCACCCGCTGTCGGCACCTCGTAGATTTCCTGCTTCATTGTCGGCTCCCCTTTAGGCCCGTAGCCACGTAGTTCTTTAATGTATAGAAAAGCATTTACGTGGCTACCATTAAGTCGCCTTCTAACTAAACTTTAGCGGACCGAAAGGATTTATCCCGTACCGGTAGCCTGCTGTCGGGACGCCCCGGACGATACGGCGCGGGACTTCAGCGAGGTATCGAGCACCCATACCCCGGACCATCAAGGTCATCTTGCGCTCGTAGACCTGAGCGAGAGAGGCGTTGTCCACCTTGAGGGTCAGCGCCTCCAGTGCAGCATACGCAATCACTTGCGCGTAGTCGGCGGGGATGAGCGGACTGTCTTGGTCCTCCTGCATACGCTCAGGGGCGACCATCGTTCGGACGGTAAGCTGCTGGTCGGCAGCAGGGTGGGGATACAACTGGATGGCCCTGTAGGCGGCACTGTTGCCGAAGAAGTACCGGACTGACCTGCTGTGGAACGGCTGGCTCGTCAGGGTCGGCAGGCTGAGGTCCGGGGCAAGCGTGAGGCCCCCCTGTGGAGGCACGGTGTCTGTACCTACGTCGGGGAGCGCCCCTTCGTCGTCGGCGTTCCTGATACGGACGGGCGCGATGATCCCGGCTTCTGCACAGGTGAAGTAGTAGCGACGGTAGAGGCCGGTGCCTTGTTCCAGAGTCTCTGGCGTGAAGCGGAGCGTCTGGGTGTCCGTCAGGTTGAATGACTCCACCTTGCTGAAGGACGACTCAAACCCGTTCGACACGTCGCGCCGGTAGCTCGGGTATGCCTGACTCCGAGGACCGCGAACATTGACCATGTACACGTCGATGGTCCTGATGCCCTGCCCTGCTGCTGCTCCGGTGATGGTGACGCCCTTGGGAACCTGTGGGGCCGGAATGTTGATGCTCTGGCTCGGGAGGTAAGCCTCGACCACACCCTCAAGGTCAGGGTCGAGGGCAATGTCGTCCCGCTCAAACTTGCTCAAGAAGATGCTGGGCCGGGGGATCCCGACAGACGGGTCGCGGACGCTCATCACGTTCGTCGCGTCAGAGGGGAGGTAGACCTCCCGCCGCCTGAGCTTGACCTCGTAGGGTGCCGTCGGCGCGGTAAACTTGCGGTCGAGGACCACCTGTGTCGGGCTGCTCACATACCGAATTTGGTACACGTCCTCGACGGTGACGGTCCCGCTCACTCGGCTGACGACGATTTCAGCAAGCTCCATGTCCGACCCCGGCTTCACAAGGTCAGCGACGAAGGTGAAGACCGGAGTGGCCGAAGTGACTACATCGGAGCCAGAGGTGAAGTTGAGCGTCAACGGAACGTCGGCATAGACCGCAAGGTTCCGCTCACGCTGGGCGAACGACCAGTGCTTAGAGGTGATGACCCTCATTTGAGCGTCGTTGAGGAGGGCTACAAGCTGCTCGCGGTATGTCTCATTGACCGGATCGTAGTCGAGGAGGTTTCCGCAGAAGTTGAGTAGGTCGAGCAGGTTCAAGTGACCCTCACTTTTCAGTAAAAAGTAAGCCCTCAGAGGGTCACGACAGGGGCACAGGAGAGCGCCGTCTGTCGAGTCTCTGAGGGCAGGCGGGGGTGGCCTTAGAAGTTCTTGAGGACCATCACGTCGCAGAGGTTACCGGCAGCAGCCTCAAGGGAGACTCCGCAAGCGGGGGCGAGGTCACCAGCAGCGATGGCGACAGCCTGACCGGCAGCGGTGTTGTCCACGACCAGCGAGATGCCAGCAGCGGCGACAGCGTTGGCGACCGAAGCCCCCTCCACGTAGCCCTGAACGACGACCTTGACGCGATCACCAGCGATGACGGTCTGGGTAGCGACACCGACGACGAGGCCGGTGCCGGTAGCACCGCCGACAGCCTCGATGACGTACAGCAGACGGTCTGCACCGGTCTTGGTCGTGTCGAGGGCAACCCAGTCGCCAGCGGTGATAGCGCCGCCTGCAAGGAAGTCCTCGGTCTGACGACGGTTGCTGGTATCACCAGCCTCACCGGGCTCAAGGAACTGAATGAGAGTAGAAGTAGCCATTTTCTTACGCCTCCGCGTTGAGAAGGACGCCGTGGGAGGCGAGGTGACCGGTGCAAAGCTGCATACGGTTGAAGACCATGCTGGCCTCGGTCGCAGTCCCAGGCACGGGAAGCATGTCGCTGACGTTGAAGAAGCCATCGGTGTCAGCGTAAAGCTGGAACTGCGACGAGGAGAGAGCGTAGGCGCTGACCGGGACGCCACCAGCATTTGCAAATCCAAGCTGAGGCTCGATGTAAATGCGGGCACCCCGCCACGAACCTACCATATCGCGGTCCAGGCTGTCCCGGTCGCTGCTGGAGGTGTAGCGGACGCTGGACTGCTGGAGCGCCATGAAGGCAGCGTAGCAGGCGGGCGACATGAGGAGAATGTCCGGGAAATCGCCAGCGGGGTTGCGGGTCTGACAGTCGATGAACAACTGGTCGAGGTGGCTCAGAGCGAGAGTCGCTGCCGAGTTGAAAACCTGATTCTGCCAGTTGGACGTTGCGAAGGTCGCCTTGCTCAGACCACCGACGGTGTTGGTCTGGGTGCCGAAGGCTCCAGCCTCAAACCAGCCGGTCGTGTTCGCGGCGACGGTAGCGGTGCCCATGCCGTTGAGGGTCTGCATCTGGGTCAGGACCGGGGAGTCACCCTTGATGATGGCGCGAGACACCTCCTTCTTGAGCGACAGCATGACGTTGCGCATCTTGCTTTCGAGGATGGACACCACCGCCAAATCGCCCTTGTTAGCTGCCTTTTCGACGGCTGACAGCACGATGGGCTGGGTGAAGTTGGCATACTCGTACTTGGCGGCGTTGAAGGGGTCGGTGACACTCATGCTCACCGGCTCGAAACCGTTGCTCAGTTCGGTGATGGTGCTGTGGTCACCGAAGATGACCGGCTGCTCGACTCGGGAGCCGCCGCTGACCTTGACGAGATTGCCGTGCTCCTCGATGGCCCGGATGAGCGGGTGCGCAAGGTAGGAGTTGTCCACGAGCTTGTCGCGGAGAAGCTGGAGCGTGGTGCTCAGAATAGAAGGGGTAGCCATGACAAGGCACTCCTATAGGGGGTTTGGAATCACTTTCTCGGGGCGTGTTCCAAACCGGAGTGCCATGTCTTTTGGCAGGAGCCTTGCGGGTGTCCCACTCACGGAGACTCTACCCCAGCCGAAAACTACCGTCAAGAGTTACGATTCATGCTCTGGGCAAGACGGTAGATATCAGCGGCGCTCATCTTCTTGAGGTCAGCCTTACCGGGCTTGGCTGCTCGTCCCGGTCGTCGGCTCAGTCCGGTGCCCTTGAACGCTGCCTCACGCTCTGCCTTCTTGCGTGCTGCTCGCGTCTGCTCCTCCTGTGCGCGCTGGGAGGTCTTCATCCGTCCCTTGACGGCGTAGTAGGCAGTCTCAAGGTCAAGGGTCTGGTTCGCCTCCAGAAGCTCCTGCACGCTACCTCTGAGAGCTTCGTCGTTCTCAAGGTCAGGGTGCTCAGACAGGAACGACTTGTAGGAGTCTTCTGCCTTCATGGAGTGGTATTCCTGCTCCATGGGGTCAAGCACCTCGCGGAGACGCTTCGCGACCTCAGCCTCGATACGGGCAGCGATGGACTGCTCGTTGAACGGATCGTAGTCGGGCAGTTCCTCCGGTGCCTTGAGCTTGCTGGTGCCCCGGATGAGTGCTTCACGCTCTCGGTGAATGTCCTTGCGCTGCTCAGACAACTCCTGAGTCTTGCGGGTGTAGTCTGCCTGCATCCCCTTCATCAGCTTGGCAATGTCCGGGGGCACCCGCTCCATGGCGTCGGCCCACGAGAGCTTGGTCGTCTTGGTTCCCTCGGTGGTGGTTTCCTCGACCTCGACCTCTTCACCGGGAGCCTCGGTGGCTTCGGTTGACTCCGTGGGATCAGAAATCTGATCCTGTGCGGGTGCGGCCATTTCTGCGACCACGGTTTCGGCGATACTCGGCATTGGGTTTCTCCTGTTTATACGCGGACTATGAAGCGTCCACGACGAAAGCGACGGTAGCCCGGTGCAATACGGAACTGCTGTAGTCCCTGACCGAACGTGATTTTGTTCTCGATGATCTCAGGGCGGCTGACTCTGCTGAGCAAGAACGTGCGCCATGATGGGAGTCGGCCCGTCGCTGAAGCCGACCCCGGTGAGGTGTACATGAGCAGGTAGGTCTTCGTGCCCCGCTTGAAGATTCCGTGGGGGTTTCCGACGCGCCTGCCGCTCCGCTGTGGCTCTGTCTTGTTCGTGTACATGAAGCTGACCCGCTGACGAAACTCGATGGCGTCAGTGAGAATCCCGACCTTGCCGGTCCGGCGAAAGGGATTCTCTGGCTCCTCGGGGATGAAGCGGGACTGCTGCTCACGTATGACCCTCGCCCGTAGAGCGATGGGACTGGTGACCAGCTTCTTGACCAGAGCGGAGCGAAGGGACATTCCTACCTCATACGCGACATGAACAGGTCTTCAGCGTCGTCCTTGGGACCAGCCTCGACAGTGACCTCGACCTCTGCTCCCTCTGGCTCTGCTTCGCCCTGTAGAAACTCCTTGAAGTCCTCGTCGGCGGCAAGCATCTTCAGGTGAGCCGTGATGCTGGTCAGTTCGTTGTCGCCCTTGATGTCCTCCAGCTTCACCGGGAACGGCTTGCCGAAGTCCTCTGCTGCCTTGGACGCCATGAACAGGAACCGGGCAACGTCGTCGTCAAGGCGAGTGGTGGCCTCGTTGTACTGCTCGACCTCCACGTCGATGCCCATCAAGGACGCAATCGCTTGCACGGCGTCTGCCATCGCGGAGAGCACCTTGACGTTGTAGGGGGAGTCAGCAGCCGGGATGATGCCGTCAAGCTGCTCATCGACCATGGCATCGCGCTCATCAGCAGCAGCCATCAGTTCTTCGGGCATATCGTCGGGCATGTTTCGGGGTCGGATGGGCATCTTACAGTCCTTCGGGGGTCTGGGTGGGAGGAGCCATCGGGGCACCCTCTGGAGCTTCAGGCTCAGGCTCAGGCTCAGGCGGGATCAGGAACGACTCAGGCAACTGGAACGTCCTGACGATTTCCGCAAGAACCTGCTTCGGGTCGATACCAAGCTGCATCAGCAG